GTCGTTACACAGTGGCGAGAACATAAGCCTAGTTCCACAAGAGACGAGGGACAACAGCCTGTATAGGGAGTACTTCGATGATTTCGATGCCCGTGGTAACGTCCATATTCTGAAGCATCTTGGGTTTTCTGATATCGATGCGTTATTCTCAAAGATGCGGTGGATGGCAGTGGGCGACGATTGTGATGTGATAATACTAGACCCTCTTCACGCTTGCGTCAGGTCCAACGAAAACGGACAGATAGACGAGTTTATGGATCGTTGCCTAAAGCTGGCTAAGGAGACAGGCGTTTCTATTATTATAGTGTCGCACATGAGAAAACCTGCCGTGAAGGACCCTCATGATGTTAACGAATACGATCTCAAGGGTTCGGGGTCCATTAATCAGATAGCTTTTAATACTATACTTCTGAGTCGGGACAAGCTGTCAGATGACGAGTACACTCGAAACTCTACTAAGGTACAGCTAGTTAAGTGCCGCAGGACAGGACGCACAGGACCCGCCGGATGGATGTATTACGAGGAGACTACAGGCCGCATGGTGGCCGGTGTGGAGCCACAGGTGAGGGCGGTAGAAGATGAAGAGTTCTAAGGAGGCTGGAGTAGGGATCGCAGGGGCGATGGACTACAAGGTCCCTGACGGCATGTTTAAATGTCAATATTGCGGATCGTTTCATGAGACACCTTTCGCGGCTAAAGCAGTTCCTATGAGGTTCTGGTGTAGCAGGGATTGTTGGGAGAATTATGGTGGTCAGTGACAGAAAAGAGTATGACCGTAAGTATTACCAAAAAATTAAGGTAGCGCGGCGGCAAGTTGGCTTTGACAATAAGTTTAAATACATGATGGAGACCACAGGCTGTAAGTGCCAGATATGTGGAGAGAGATTTCCTATAGATGTTTTAGATGTTCACCATATTGACCCGTCCCAGAAAAATTTTAACATAACGATATCTCGATTTAGAGGGATGACACAAGCAACTATTGATGAACTGAAAAAGTGTGCTATACTGTGTAGTAACTGTCACCGTCTTGAGCATGTAGCATTAAAAAACGGAGAGACTTTGATTAATGACAAAGAAGCTTATCATAGATATAGAAACCACCGTTTTTCCAGTTACACAGGTTTGGATGATAGGAGCGAAGGACTTACAGACGGGGAAGAGTACGGAGTTTATTCACCCATTTAATACAGAAGAGATACAGGAGTTTATTGATGGATATACTACTATCATTGGTCATAATATTATTGAGTTCGACGCCCCTCATCTAGAGAATTTTCTAGGGCTGTCGTTTGTCAACCATGAGATAGTCGATACACTTCTTTTATCTAGACTCTACAATCCACAGTTAGAGGGTGGGCACTCTCTGAGAGCGTGGGGAGAGAGACTTAAGTTTCCTAAGGGTGATCACGACGATTGGACTAAGGTGACACCTGAGATGATAAAATACTGTCATCAGGACTGCGATGTTACACATAAGCTGTATGAGGCCCTGACTGACAAGCTTTCCAAGTTCGACGGAGTTAGTGTGGAACTGGAACATCAGGTCCAGACAATAATAGCCAAGCAGGTGAGAGATGGATGGCTGCTGGATCAGAGAAAATGTTACGAGTTATTAGCTAATCTTAAACAGAGAAAGATGGAGGTCGAAGATGCAGTTCAAGAAAAATTCAAACCTTTACCGAATTTTGTTAAACAAGTATCGCCGAAATACAACAAGGATGGGAACCTTAGCACTGTTGGGCTTAAGTTCCTTGGCGATGATTGGCGCAACGTGGGCGGTGATTTCAGCCGCATAGATTGGCCGGAGTTTAACTTAGGCTCTCGACAGCAGATCGCAAAACATTTACAGTTTTTCGGCTGGAAGCCTAAGGCCCACACAGAGAAGGGTAATATTATCGTGGACGAGGCTGTCCTTAGCCAAGTCACTGACATACCAGAGGCCCAGCTTATCGCTGAATATTTGCTATTGCAAAAAAGAGTAGCTCAAGTGCAGTCATGGCTTGACGAGGTTTCTGATGATGGACGAGTTCATGGTAGTATTAACACCATAGGTGCAGTAACCGGCAGGATGACCCATAGCAGCCCTAACATGGCACAGGTCCCGGCTGGTTACTCTCCCTACGGTAAAGAGTGCAGAGATTGTTGGATCGCTCCAGACAATTATAAACTAGTAGGGGTGGACGCATCAGGTCTGGAGCTTAGGATGCTTGCCCACTACATGAATGATAAGGAGTATACTCATGAAGTCACAAATGGAGATGTCCATACAGCCAATCAAAAAGCTGCTGGACTTGCAACAAGAGACCTCGCTAAAACTTTTATCTATGCTTTCCTCTACGGCGCAGGAGACGCCAAAATCGGAACTATTGTTGGAGGTTCTAAACGAGACGGAGCAAAACTTAAGGAGAAGTTTCTCGCTAACACACCGTCTCTTCGAGATTTACGCGAAAGGGTTTCACGATCCGCTCAACGAGGACACCTCAAAGGACTCGACGGGCGAAAGCTAGTACTACGGAGTGAACACGCTGCCTTGAATACGCTTCTTCAGTCTGCCGGGGCAATAATAATGAAGAAGTCGTTGACGATACTTAATGAGTATGGTAAGCTACATAATATAGACTTTAAGTTTGTAGGTAACATACACGATGAGTTCCAAGTCGAAGTCAGACAGGATCAAGCAGAGAAGTTTGGATGGCTGGCTGTAGAGTGTATCAAGGCGGCAGGTTTACAGTTCGATCTAAGATGCCCTTTAGACGGGGAATTTAAGATAGGCTCAACGTGGGCAGAAACCCACTAAGGAGGCATTATGACAAAGAGTATCGAAACACTTGTAGATGATATCTATGAGCTAATGAAAAACAAGAACACTGCTAAGGGGGTAGACCCTGAAGCAGAGATTGAAAAATTCGGGGAGGCTGTAAAGTCTCTCATGAAAAAAGAGTTTCTCCCCTCACAGCAAGGGTACGATGGGCGTAAGCTCAGGCTCTCTTCAGTGGGCAAACCAGACCTACAGCAATGGTACAGCTATCAGGGGTGGTCTGGAGAGAAACTAAAACCACACACCTTAGTCAAGTTTATGTACGGCCACTTGATAGAGGAGTTCCTCCTGATGCTTGTCCGTATGACGGGCCATGAGGTCACCGACGAACAGAAGGAAGTGTCTGTAGGGGGCGTTAAGGGCCATATGGACTGTAAGATAGACGGTGTGGTTACTGATATTAAATCTACAACTCCTTTCGGCATCAAGAAGTTTAAAGACGGTACGCTGGCTATGGATGATGATTTCGGTTACGTGGATCAGGCTAAGGCGTATGCCCATGCGGAAGGAGACACCAAGTTTGCATGGTTAGCTATGGACAAGCAAAACGGCACTTTAGCGGTCTTGCAATATGACCTAGAGGATACTTCACACCCGATGCACAAGTATTATTCGGGAGACATAGAGGAGCGCATTTCCCACGTAAAAAAGTCCGTAAAGCAGGAAGACCGTCCTGCGCCATGCTCTACTCCAGTGCCAGATGGACGCTCTGGAAATGTAAAACTCTCTACTATGTGTTCCTACTGTCGCTACAAGAAACACTGCTATCCAGAACTAAGGGCCTTCGCATATTCTACAGGACCAAAGTTCTTGACAGAAGTAAATAACCCACCAAGAGTCCCTGAAATTTCATTGTAAAGGAGAAAAACTATGAAAGAATACAGAGTGATAACTACGCCTCGTCAGGATCGTCTAGAGCAACAAGTGACAACCTTGCTTAACGATAATTGGGAATTGTATGGGCCTCCCACACAATCCCCCAGCGGCGGCTACCTTCAGGCCATGATTAAACAAGCCAAGCCTACAGTGACTAAAGAGACCAAGGCTAAGAAGAGTGCCCCGAAAGTATCGGAATAAATTTGAGGAGAAAGCTGGCTTACTTCTGAAAAAGTACTGCAAGTACGAATCAGAAAAGGTCCCTTACGTCATCCACAAGAATTACATCCCCGATTTTGTTGGGCGTAATAACAAAAACAAGATCGATATTCTTGTGGAGGCTAAGGGGTACTTTAGAGTCGGCGACACACAGAAGTACAAAGCAATACGGGATAGTCTACCAAAGAAAAGACAGTTGGTTTTTCTTCTGTATAATCCTTACAAAAAATTAAGGAAGGGGAGCAAAATGAATATGTCGGAATGGTGTGAGAAAGAAGGGTTCAAGTGGTACACATTGGAGGACATAACCAATGCGTTTGAATAACGAACAGTTCCTTGAACGCCTAGCAAATTTAGCTGAACCAGCTTTTCTTTGTGAGATTTTAAATATTACTTCGGAGGATATCATCGAACAATTTAATGAACTTGTCGAAGAAAATGAGGCAGTTCTGCGAGAGGTTTATGATATCGATCTGGAGATAGAAGAGGATCAATTCGATGGACGATGAAAACAATGAAGAGGGTATGGGTATGCTTTTTTTACCTGATATACTTGTGGCAAGAATGGAACAAGTTAGGCGTCTTGTCAAAGAAATGAAGAACTCTGATGAGTACCAGAGAGAACTGCTGTCAAAAAGTGCAGCAATACTGTTGGACAGTTGTGACGTTAAGAGGCAAAACCTCAAGTTAATTGAGCGCGACAACGTAACACCTTTAAACTAGGAGGTGCCCATGTCTGATAAGGCTCTTGATAAACAGGTAGGCGGTCAGCATTACAAAGGCTGCGCTATACAGCCGGTGGAGTATATTTACAGGAACAACCTTGACTATTTAGAAGGTAACGTGGTAAAATATATAACAAGGCACCGCACTAAAGGGGAGGGCCGTAAGGATATTGAGAAGGCAATCCACTACGCTCAGTTAATATTAGAAATGCACTACGGGGGTGAAGATGACAAATGAAGTAACTTACGGCATGACCGTACCGATATCAGAAGAGATTGACACAGTAAAGTATAGACAGAACGGAGAAGATTTTTACGGTAAGGTTGTCCGTATTGCTGGTGCGCTTAAGGACTCCCCAGATCATTTTGAGGCATTTAAAGATGCCCTTCGCCACATGAGGTTCCTCCCAGCAGGAAGAGTCCAGAACGCTATGGGAGCGGCTAGGCAGACTACAGCGTACAATTGTTTTGTTAGCGGCACCATAGATGACAGCATGGACTCCATCATGGGCAGGGCTACAGAGGCCGCTGAGACCATGAGGAGAGGCGGGGGTATTGGGTACGACTTCTCCCGTCTTCGCCCCAGAGGAGACAGGATCAAATCCCTAGACTCCAGAGCCTCAGGAGCGGTAAGCTTTATGCAGATATATGATGCTGTCTGCCAGACTATAGCGTCCAGCGGTCACAGGAGAGGCGCACAGATGGGGGTCTTACGGATAGACCACCCAGACATTGAACAGTTTATCACAGCAAAGAATGATGGTACTTCCTTAAGCGGCTTTAATATCTCTGTAGGTGTTACAGATGAATTCATGAGATGTCTAGAGAAGGGTGAATCATTCCCACTTAAGTTTGACGGTAAGGTGCATGAGGAAGTCGATCCTGTGGCACTATGGGATATGATTATGAGGTCTACATGGGATTGGGCAGAGCCGGGAGTATTGTTTATTGATACTATTAACAACATGAACAACCTCTACTACTGCGAAGAGATCGAAGCGACTAACCCCTGTGGAGAACAACCATTGCCGCCTTATGGTGCGTGTCTTTTAGGCAGCTTTAATCTAACCAAGTATGTCACAGGTGGTGCTTTTGATTTTGGCTTGTTTACTGGCGACATTCATAACGTAGTACGTGCTATGGATAACGTCATTGACAGGACTATTTATCCTCTCCCAGAACAGGAAACAGAGGCCAAACAAAAGCGAAGAATGGGCCTAGGTATCACTGGGTTAGCCAATGCTGGCGAGATGTGTGGGATGCCCTATGCCTCAAAGAAGTTCATGAAGTTTGCTGGTGAGGTACTGAAGACCCTGAGGGACTACTCCTATGCTGCAAGCTCTGTATTGGCGCAGGAGAAGGGTTCTTTTCCTGCCTATGATAGTGTGATGTACACCCAAGGAGAGTTCTTTAAGACCCTCTCACCGTGGGTACAGGACCAGATAAAAGAGTTTGGCATTCGTAACTCACATTTAAATTCAATAGCCCCCACAGGTACTATTAGCTTAACTGCTGATAATGTTAGCTCTGGAATTGAACCACCGTTTAGCCTGTACTATGACAGAACTATTCAGGAGTTTGATGGTCATCAGATACAGCGTGTGGAGGACTACGCCTACCGTAATGGTGTAGAAGGCAGAACGGCCAACGAAATAACCGCAGAAGAGCATCTATCGGTTCTTGCGTTGGCCTCTAAGTACATTGATAGCGCTGTGTCCAAGACCTGCAACGTAGGGGATAACGTAACCTACGATGAGTTTAAAGAACTCTACAGAAACGCTTGGAAAGCAGGATGTAAAGGTATCACTACTTTCAGAGCGGCAGGTAAGAGATACGGTATATTAAATGAGGTTTCTAAAGATGACCAGAAAGCGGAAGCGTGTTACATTGACCCAGCAACCGGGCAAAAGTCTTGCGAATAAACCCAAGGACCTAACGTGGAAGATCAAATGGTTTTCCACGATAACCTTGATGCTTGGTATGATATTAACAAGTCAAAACCTGTACCCCTATAATCTGGTATTTCACATTATAGGATGTACAGGTTGGACTTATGTTTCTATTGTGTGGAACGACAGAGCTTTGATAGTAATTAACAGCGTGGCCCTGTGCATCTTTATTAACGGTATGATAGGTTACTTAGTTAAAGCTAACGGATTGGGTACATAAGTTTACCGCACCTAGTACACATCTTTATATTCCTGTCTATTTTATGGCCGTTGAAAAGACAGATAATGCCTTTAAACCAAGACAACATTGGTAGCTCCTCTTTTGTGTTACTCATACACTGAATAAAAGCTAACCCTATCACTTCTTTTTTTTCTTGTTTTTCTTAGGTGGCCGTCCACGCTTACGTCCGTAAGTTCCTTTTCCGTAAGGCATATCAGTTCTCCTTTACCATTTTTTACAACTCCAGTACCGTGCGCTTAATTTATCTGGAGGTGAAGTGTCACATTTATGCCGCGCACGGAAACTTTTACGTCTCTTAGGCTGATCCTTTTTTATAGACATATTAGGATCGCCAAACCGGATCAGTTTAGTCTGGTCTCCTTTTTTTGCTAGTACAGCAAACTTCTTTGATTTACCGGGAGTTCTTTTGGGTTTGTTGTAGCCTGAGAACCTCTCTCCTCTGTAAGTAATTGCCATGCTATCCTCCGTAGGCCGAAAATAAACCGGGGTTGTTTCTTGTGTCAGCTTGAACTGCCATAGTACCTAAAGTAATTTGATTTTTAAGAGCTTCTTTTTTATGTCTAGGTTTTACAGGAGCATTGTAAGTTAAAAGAAGTCTCCTATGAAAATCTTCAGGACTCTCATTCTTTTTTATTTTCTCGCCTGTAAAATCTTCAAGTTTTTTTACTTCAGCATCCATTTCTTTTTTAGTAACTTTTCTTTTTTGTACAGTCCTGTCTAACTCAAACCTCTGTGGTACTTTTGAAGTTATTTTTACAGGTGTGGCAGGGCCGTCAAATTTTTCACCTTTTTTAAGCTCTCTCTTTTTAACCTTACCTCCGGCTGTTCTCCTTGACCCTAACTCTACTACTTGAGTAGGGGTTGTAACTATAACGTCAGGTGCCCCTTTAGGACCTCCCCCTATGCCAAAAAGATCAGAACCGTCACTAAGAGTTAAGTAAGCTTTATTGCTTTTTAAATCAACAGTTCCCACGTAGTTTACACCACCAAGCTCTTTAATTTTAGATAGGTAACTTGAAGAAAAACTTAAAGTATCGTCTGGAGCCAAAACTGGAATTAAGCCCGTATCTTTATTAGAGACTACTTTCCCATCTTTATTTTTAATAGTAGCTACTTTACCTACAGCATTCCAAGCTTCTAAAACCCTACTTTCTCTTTTTGTTAGCTTTTGTTGCCCTTGTTGTTTAGCTCTGGCTTTAATAACTTCATCAATTAACTTACCTCTTGAATTAGCGTCCAACAGCTTTTCCATTTTTTTGCCGCTGGGCGTAACTGCTCCACCAGCAGTTCCCATGTAGTTTAACATTCCTCTTTGGACATCTTTAGTTAAACCAACGCTTACTTGCAAAACTTCAATCATTTGAGTTGGACTTAATTTTTCACGTTGATCCATCCCAACTAATTTTTTATATTCAGGAATTAAATTTCCAACAGTAAGTTTCCTAATTGCAGGATCACCTGTTTTATCTGTACCTAATAATTCTCTTGCGAGTCCATCAGTTTTTGGAGGTTTTACTGACAAAACTGCTGGGTTACTGCTGTCTATACCGTGTACTGCTCTAATGTGAGCTAAATGTCTTTCGGCTATAGGATCAGGAACATTTTTAAAAACAGTTTTTTTAATGTCAGGAATTAATCCTGCATCATTAAAATCAAATTCCGCAAGACGTTGATTTAACATTAAAGGAGAATTACTTGATAACAGAGGAGGTTCCTTGTCTCCTACTGTTGCGCCTTTTTTTATCTGGGACTGCATAGTAATAGCCCCCCGCAGTCCCAAAGAATCTCCACTTGCTTCTAGTGCAGGTATTTCCCTATTAACAGCGTTTCTAGATAACCCTTTTGCTTCGTAGTTTGCTAATGCTTGTGGGCTTGTTAACTCACGTAGCGCTACAGGAGCCGCTCTTACAGCTTCTCCTGAAGTAGACAAACCTTTAGTTGCCATGCCGCCACCCCCGCCATAGTAAGGTAAACCTGTTTTTGGCGTTCTTCCGATACCCCTTAAAATCTGAGAGGGTGTTCTTTGACCCGTTCCTTTAACAAGTCTAAAAGCATCTGCCATATCACCAGCGGTTCCACCTTGAACTAAAGTTGGCATGTTTCTTGCAACTGCCCCCGGAGCGCTAGATGACCCTATTACACCCCCAACACCGGCTTTTGCCCTTTGTTTTACCCCTCCTGCTTTATTTAAAGCTTCTTTAACACCCTGTACACCAGCTTTAGAGGCTATTCTAAGGACAGGAATTGCGCCTAATATATTAGCACCGTCCATTA